GCTCATTAGAGTATGAGGTTTGAGACATTGGTTTTCCTTAGTGGGGGTTTGCTGGCGGGCTTATTCGGCCGCGCGCTGGAAGTCTGCGATCTGGTCGCCTACGGTCTTGTAGACGGCGCTTCGTGAGTCGGCGGTGGTTACCGCGCGGGTCTTGCCAAGCTCCTTGGCGTTCCGCGCCCGGTCTTCTGCGGCCTTGAGCGCTACGCGGTAAGCCGCGCCGATTGATTCATCGCTTTCGCTCGCGTGCTCGAACTTCGAATCGAGGCTCTTGATCACGTCAACCTTGACCTCACGCGTAGACTTGCCGCGCGTGGTGTACCCGTCGCCCATGACGGTCATGGCTTCGGTGCGAACTTCGACGCCTTCTTGCGCGATGCGCTCGACGTCCTTCGCGTCCAGGGTCGGCGCGGGCTTTTCCTCAGCCGGCGGCGCGTCGGCAGTCGGCGCGGGGGTCATCATCGCCATCAGCTTGGGCATCATAGAGACAAGCTCCTTGACCGCTTTCACCTCGTCCGCGCTGAGCGCATCAGGAGCAGCCGGCGGGGGCGCGTCCTTGGTTTCGGTGACCGGAGCGGGAGCGGGTAGAGTGTTTTCGGGATCCATGTGTTCGGCCTTCTGCGGCTCGGCCGCGAGTTGGTTGTCGTTGCTGTCGAGAGTTAACGCGACTTCTTCGCCCTGTCGTCCCCAACCCGGGGGACCCAAAGCAATGTGATTGTAAACGTAGTCTGTCTGGACCAGATCGTAGGGCTTGCCATCCGGTGACGTGCCCGATTCAAGCGTCCGCTGGTTGTCGTACCCGCAAGAGATCTCGAGCAGTTCACCCGCGTCGATCTTGCGTACAGCGCTCGCGTCATTGATCACGACCCATCCGTCAACAGACTGCGCTTCTTCGTTCCACTCCGGATCTTCAAAGTGCCCAACGGTGAGCCGCTTGAAATTCTCGGTGGTGACAGCTTGCCCGGGCTCAGCCATCGGGTGAAGCACCACGATCGGCGCACCCTTGAGCGAGGCCATGGCCTCAGGTCGCTTGAGCTCTTCAGCTGGGCGATACTCACGGAGCACGCGGCCAGAACGGTTGTAGTCATAGACCCCCGCCTTGCTGACCCTCGCGCGGATGCGTAGGCCGCCCTGTGGCGTGCGTTCGACATTGCCGCCGGCGTAGTCCAGCGTGCTCAGCGCGTAGCGCCTGGTTGCCACTGGAAAGTCTGCGCGGTCTTGAGTCTGTGAGGTCAATGATTCCTCTTGAATGATTGGCACGTTGGGGTTCAACGCGGCCCACTGAGCGAGCACGGTAGCTACGCCCTTGCCCATGTTGGACTGAAGTTCGGTCTGCTCGACCTTGGGCGCGGTGAGGTAAACGACCGCGTCAACTTCGAGCCCGCTTCGCAGCACGTCGGCCGCTCGCACTCCTTCGAGCACGTAGCGAGGGAGCCTCTCCGATTCGGATTTCACCGCGTCCGGTAGCTCTCGCCACGGCAAGTGCATCCAGTCATCGGTGTGCAGGACCGGGCGGTCCGTGACTTGTAGAGCCAGGCTGGTCTTGCCGGTTCGGGGTGCTCCGGTGATTACCAGGCGCGGATACTTGGCGAGCAGCTCCGCGAATGTCACGGGCCCGCGTCTAGCCTGTTGGCTACAGCGACCAGCGCGGCCGCAAGCCTGCGGATCGCCACTGTTGGGATCTCGCTGAGAGTGACTCGGGTTCCGCCAAGCGTCAGAGTTCCGTCAACGATAGAGACCGTCATCGGGCCCACAGCGACATTGAGCTCGCGAACGATCTCGCTCCGCCGCACGTGAAGAGCCTCCGACTCATCCGTGATGGCCCTCAGCTCTGCGACTAGTTCGGCGGTTGTGGGCATTAAGTTACTTCACCAAGGTCAGTTGTAGGTCAGTGCCCGCAACGTTTCGCGCGTACTTCTGGAAGCTTCTGAAGTGAGGCTCGAATTCAGATGGGTCTTTTCGTGCGTGGCAGAAGCGGCAGATGAGCCAACCGTTCTCACGTTGGTTCTGTGACCGCACATTGTTCCAATGGTCGAACTGTCCAAGTGATCCAGCTGCGTCGCGTAGGATGCGGCCATCAGTGACTATCCGCGTATCGCGGCACACCGGGCAGTCACAGCCATACTTCTCACGAACTACCTGGATGAACTCACCGCGAACACGCGCCGTGAAGTCCTTCCGAACGTTGATCGACTGGCTTAGCTCGGTGACGCTCTTGCTGAGCGCGCGAGTCTCGACCTTGAGAATATCGATGTCACCCTTGACCGATTCGATCTTGGCAATCATCAACTCGGCGCCCTTTTCGAATCCGCGCTGGATGGCTAGTTGCAGGCCGGAATGGTCAACCCCGCCATAGGTTTGCCCCGCCATGTGAGCCCGCACGACATCGTTGCACCACGCGTGGAACTCGGGACTGAGGTACTTGGCGTAGGCCATGGCGAGTTGCCAATGAGCCCAGGTGGCACCGGAACCGCCTGCCCCACCGCTCTGCGCTCGCACGGTGTCCCTGATACGGACACCGTGGTTTTCTGCGATGAATTCGCGGAAAACCTTAGCTGACTCCGTTTCGAGCCACTTCGACGGCCGCTTGCTCGGATCGCCATTGGCTGCCCGCCACATGTCGGTGAGGCAGAGGAACTTGTCTTCGGAGTGACGGACTGCGTTGCCGCCGAATTCGAGCTTGATGACGTTGGACATTCGTTCGGTCTCCTTCAGCCGCGCCCGCGCGCGCTGGTTAAAGCCTTGGTTGATTGGAGCCGGACCAAGAGAACAGCTACCGGCTCAGCCAAGAAAGCCACGGGTTTTAGCGCTTGCGCTTCGGAATGACCGGTATCGCCTGGCATCGGCACACGTCCGCGCTGCCTGGGTGCCCGCGGTCTTTGGGTCCGCCGCCTCCGCCTAACGGCGGGGCGTCGTAGCGCTGGACCGTGCCATCGAGCTTGCGGTGCCAGTCGCGGGTGTTGGAGTCTGGGACAGCTCGCCACTTGTACTCGACAATGCCGAGCAGCTTGTGGCGGTCCTGAGTGATCGATGAGTTGACCCGGATGACCTGACCCACCGCGATGCGCTCGGCTTGCTTTTCGCTGACCTTGAGCCTCTTGGCCACCTCGGCCGCGAAAGCCTCGCCTCGGAGACCCTCGCGAACAGAACGCCCTATCAGAGGGGCAAGCGCCCGGGCGACGATGCCCGCGATGCTGCGGATCGTCTTGACCGTCTGCCTTGCGAGGGCAAGGGACCGCCGAGTGCTCATCTCTGGGATCTTGACCCCGAGGGACTGACCCATCTGGCGCGCGTTGTGCGCGGTCACACGGGCAACTAGCGACGCGGCTTCGGGTTCGCTGAACTTGACTTGGGGCTCCAGGAGCCGCGTCATCAGGTCGGACTCTGATCCCGTCTCTTCTATGCTGTCGGTGGTGAGTGTTTTCGTTCGGTCCGCTAAGGTCTGGACCGCTTTACGCGCCAGCTGAGCGTGCACCCGTCGCGCAAGCTCCGATGCCTCACGCTCTATCCCGTGCGGGTCACGTAGGGGTTTCGGTTTGACCTTGCGCGGGTCCAGTTGGACCCGGGGCTTTCGCGCCGATGGGGCGCCAGAGGACCGACCACTGGATGTTTCCCTCTGCGTCCCTGACCGGTTGACCATCGTTGCCAATTGCAAAGTCCCTTGTTCGTTCGATGCCACACTTAACGCACCGGTTGACCACGCCGTGCTCGCAACGCTGAACCGCGAACTCCGTCATCTTGGAGGCCAGGGCCTCGACGGATGCGTCCGTCCCTTGGTCAGTGTCGGCGGTGTCTACCGGGTTCACCGGTTGCACGCCGGGCACGGGCGGAAGGATCGTCGCCACTGTGCCCACGGCTTGCGCGGTACCTGCTTGCTCGCCAGTGATCTCAGCAGCCGTTGCTCGCTTGGCCGCGAACTCCTCGATAGTCAGTCCGCCGTCTGGATCCGGTTCGCCTTCTGGCGTGTTCAGTAGTGATAGCCCGCTTGCGCGCCGAGCCTCGTTCACGGTGACGATCTTTGCCAGGTCGCTTGGAGTGATCTCAAGCGCGTTAGTCTGCGTCGGCGCCTCAGTCTCGACCGCTAGATCATCGCCATCCGTTGGGACTTCGACCATCGCCGGCGAGATCGCCTCAATCTCCGCCTCAGTGAGCACCACTCGCTCACCGCCTCCGGCGGTGAAGCGAGCCTTCGCGATCTGCTGAGCGGTCAATGCCCCCATGTCGAAGTAGGTCTGGTCCGTGGCCGCGTTCTTCGTTGCGATGTCCGCTTCCTCGCTCGGGGTAGGCGCCCAAAGTGGCGGCCAACTCACCTCCCAGCTATCGGGCTCGGCTCCTCCCGTGGGTCCGTTGGGCGCGTTGAACATGACGCGAAGAGCGCGATCCATCGCAGGCTCTAGTTGCTCACGCTGCTCGACCGCGACTTGCGCGTGCCAGTTCCTCGCGTCGCCTTCACCGGTCGCGTTGAGCCCGGCCGACGCCTCACCGAAGAGCTTGCTTGCCGGCATGTCGGCGGCTCCTGATACGCGCAGCATGAACTTGTCCATGATGCCTTCGATACCGCCAAGCTGAAGCTGCGAGCGCACGAAGTCCTCTGAGTCGGCGTCCACCACGATGGCTTTAATAGCCGATCGCACCTGATCAAAGACCTTCATGCGGGCCTCTATGAGATCGTTCTGTCCAGCCATCAGCATATCGCCAAGGCCCTTCCACTTGTACACGTTCTGCGATGAGTCGGCGAGCAACGCTTGCACCGTGGCAAACGTCGCGTTGAATTGCTGGATCGCTTTCATCGGGCGAATCAGAACCGAGCCGCCCCATCCCTGCCGCTGCTCGCGCTTGATCTTCGTCGTGTCCACGCCGTCGAACAGAATAAGCCTCGACTCGTGAACAATCGGGCGAACCGCTGCGCGCGTCATTGGCATCAACTGGTAGTGACTCGGGGCCCCGTAGTTCGGAAGCAGCGGGTTGCTGTAGTACCTCGAAGGGATCAGCTCCGACGCCTCGTACGCCGTCAGAAAGTGCAAGCGCCCCTTGCCGATGGTGAGTGGGTCAGTCTGCGAACCGTCATCGCTCCCGAT